CGGTCAAGAGATCTTGGCAAACGCCGCCTTCGCATAAGGCATAATATTCTCTAAGTACCAACTTTTTATTCATACGTTGTTTCTCAATCGTCAGCAGGCGCTACCTGCGCGGGTTTCGAGCCCTGGCAACATCTGCGAACTGGTTGTAATCTCCATTTACGAGTCATCTTTATCTCCGGTCAATCGCAACTTAAAACCGCAATCGTCAACCAGCATCGCTAGGACGTATGAAGTGCCAGAACCCAGGCAACTCAATAGCAGTAAATTGCTGATATTATGCTCGAAAGTAAATAGTTCTGTATATCCGTTTATGCTAAAAAGAAATGCTCCAACCCAAAATCCCACGCACTGCGGGCACTTAAAAAAATAGTGATTTGGGCGGATTGGATTGAGTATTTTTGAAAAAGTTAAAATGCTCGTGAGGCCGTAAGCGCAAAGTATAAAATATATTAAATCCACACCTATTCCTAATAAAAATAATTGTATGTGTTCAAGAACGGGTGATAATACAACCCGGGGCGCATGCTACCCTTCTCCTCGGCATGAGGAACCTCGCCGAGGGCTGTGGAATCTTCATCTGTTGGTTCGGTCAATTTGTCAACCTCCATTTCCTCGAAGTCTTCTTTCCTGGCAAAGAATGGACGCTCCACTTCCAGAAATTCGGAGATTGTTAATAGAACAACTTGTGTAGAGTTAACTCCCTCTGTTGTTGACTCTATGATCTTGCCCTCAATCGCGTTGTACACGCTGCCAGCCTGGATCGTGTCTCTGTCAATGGTGCCTCTCTTTTGAAGAAACTCGAACATCCTCATTTGAGAGTGGTAACAGCCTTCGTCCGAATCGGGTTTTGGAAAGGTTGTGACCTTGAGATTTTTAGAAGAAACCACAATATCCACGTCTTCGTGATCATATATGATGAAGTCGCCGTCAAGCGTCTTTCTCATCTTCAGTTCAATTGTTGCCTGTGGCTTCTTTTTTACGACAGGGGCGGCTTCAGGAGCAACTGCAAAATCATCTACAGAAGGCGAGCCAACTTGCATATTTATTGCCATTAATCATTTATCTCCCGCACAAGCTCTTGAACTCTGAGAACTCCAATCAAGTCCTTCGAGTCGGTAAAATCTTTAGTCTTGTATTCTTCCAACATCTGAAGGACTCTCTCGGCTTTTTCTGACATTTCAGAATCTTCGATTAGTTCTTTGGTCTTTTTTGCGCCGACCAACTCACCCTTGAGTCTCGAAACCTCCTCATTTAAGAAGATCTTAAATTCCAGGCCGCCGTCGGCAAAGGAAAAAATGTATTTTTCGAGTAACGTCTTCTGCTCTTGCGCCAATTTCCCATTATATTGTTCGTTGAACTTCTCAACAAAAGTCTTGTAAACAAGGTTATCGACCGGTGGGGAGGCCTCCTCTTGGGGAATCTCCTCTTTTATCATAGAGTTTATCAGGTTCTCTTCTAAAAGAACTCGTTCTTTAGAACCAACAGGGGCGTTGAAAATCTGATAGACTGTCGCCAGGCTCTTATAGTTCGGAACAAAATAGGAAAAAACATCTTTAGATAACTTCTTGTTTATCGTGTTGATTAACTTTGTTTGTTGATTAAAAACTCTCTTCTCATCGAGAGTCGCATGCAGAAATCGAGTTTCTTGTATCAATTTATTTGCAGTCGGGGGTGACATATCTTCAACATCAATCATATTCTGATATAAGCTAAGCTCTTTTGCCAATATAGAATCTTTCTTGAAGAATTCTTTTAAAATTGATAATGCAGTGTTGCGGCGCTCAGCATTTTTTTCCAAAATAGAAATAGTCAACTCTCTATTCAGAGCTTCGTAAAGAAAAGCGGTATTTCTTTTCTTATTATGTTTTTGTCTCATCTTTTATTGTCTCCATTCCTGCTATTAAGTCTTTAATCTCTTTATGGGAGTCAAAAAGCTTTTTTTCCTCTCCATTATAATTAGTGTCTCTATTCCCATTAATACCTTCTGCTAAGTATCCTAACGACATTATCTGTGAGCCAGGGAATTTTGCCCGTTTAGACCTGCCTCTTTTTTCATTATTTGTTTTTGCGGCGATCGCCCGCTTCCGGGGTCCGGAAGATTTTCTCTTATCATACTTTGCCTTTGGAGTTAAACTACCTTTGGCAGCAGGCGTTGTCGTGTGAGTGACTGCACCATAAACATTCTTAACGTCTCGCTTTGCCGGGGCGGCCAGCAGAGCAGAATCATCCTCGGCTGCGGCGTCACCGCCGGCGGCGGCGTCGGCGTCCGGAAGTTCTTCAAACCCCTCTTCGCCGCCGAGGTCCATATCTCCGCCTTCGCCGCCGAGTTCTCCTCCCAAATCACCGCCGAGTTCTCCTCCTCCTCCGCCTCCCATGTCATCTTCAACGGTGGCTTCAACAGCAGCCTCCAGTTGAGCGTCGTGCTTTCTATCGTAGAACATTTCAATTTGATTCTTGTAGAACTCTTCATCAGAAATGCTAAATATGTTGTTAGCAATCCATCGACGGCTGAAATACCCATCGACGGCTTGCGAAGCTACATCGAATCGTGACTTCAGATGCTCTAGTTCTTGTAACTCGGCCAATTTTGATGGATTATTCAGAGCAATCTTGAAAGAGACTAAATCGTCACCTCGATAGCCAAGCGTATATAGTTGAATGATGCCGATCTTTTCTAGCTCAGTAACGACAGCGCGTTGGAGTCTCTGAATCGTTCTCGCAAAACGGATATCTTTCTGGGCCAAAGTTGTCTTGTCCTCTTCGGATTCGCTAGAAAGGTAAGAAGCAGGGATTTTAATTGCGGAAAACAATTTATCACGAAGATACTTTACATCTTCAATATCATCGGTGTATTTGCCGCCGGCCAAGGTCTCAATCTTCGATGACTGGCCTCCGCGAACAGGGATATAGTAGTCCTCCTCAATGCTCATGGGGTTGTATCGGAGATCGACTCGACCAGTGTCGGGATCCACAATTTGGTTCCTTTTCATTTGAGTCATAATTTTCTGCATGTATTGTTCCATTTCTGCGGCAGGGACGTTGCCGACATCAATATAAAACACGCGGCGTTCGGGAGAGCGCACAATCCTATAAGCCATCATGGCGTCTTCCAGCAAAATCAATTGACGGTGGATGCGGCGGGCCGGGTCCAGTACGGAAGTGCCATAAGGCACGTACTTATCGTTGCCAAGGATTCTAAAATGTCCTATTTGCCAGTTTTCCAGGGTCATGCCAGCAGAATTCCACTGGAACTGCACGTAGTTTGGATTATTCTCGTCCAAACCCTCAAGGCGCTCGACTTCTCCGTTAGGCAATCCGATTGCGTTGGTGATGCCAACATTCTCATCGATATCCAAATATAGGAAGAAGTCCCCATATTTACACATCGTTCGACACCAGCCGAATAAGTTAAACTCAACATTAAGAACGTTGTAATAAAGAGCGTTCAGAACATTTTTTATTTCTTCATTTGGACATGTCAGAGATATCAATTTGTTAAAATGATTGGAAGTTGTCATCTCGTCAGCGTAGATATCCAACGCCGAAGCTAACTCTGGCATGAATTCCATCTGATCAAAATCAACATAACGTCGGGCACGATCCTGGGAGGCCATAACATTAGGAGACATTCCAGAATAAGGGTTGTATTCAACCTTCTTAAATTGTTGGCCGCTTGCCGAAGTGAAATCTTTTGCGTATTTGTCTAATTGTCTTCTTTTTTCGCGGCGGGGGAGTTGGGCCCGATAATTGACAATTGGGCCCGAGAACAGCCTGGTTAGCCTGCGAAAAAGCGCGGAGTCTTTATTTCTATTGTTTTTTCCTTCAGCCATTTTTATCCTTTATACAACCACGAAAGTTCTTGTTGTTGCTTTATCTTCAGTCTCTTTTCGTTATCTTTTCTGGGATCGTAACCATCCATCCCAGGTATCGTTGTGTCCAGGACGAGGTCTGATCTCATCATTCCGCCAAACTCTAAAAACGCTCTCTTATATTCTACATCTCTTTGGTTAATATTTAAAGCAGTATCTTTTATCCAGCAATTTGCGGCCATGGCCATAACCAAGTCATCGTTGTAAGAACGCATGGCTTGTGGTCGACCATTGTGCCAAATAAAAGTTTTCAACTCGTTATACAGCCTAACAGACTTGATATTAATTAGTTTGTTTCTTATATATTCTTCCATCTTCGCGACGATGAGGGGGCGTGTATTTTTTGAAGTTGTGAACCCTGGAACTGCACTGTTTATGGTCTCTGCCATAAGTTGATCAACATATTCGTGTGTGGACTTGATAGAGAAATAGATCTCTGGATACTCGTGTTCAACCAGTTTACTTAGCACCTCGTGGCCGACGCCGGCATTTTCAACAGCGGCTAAACACCCTCCGTATTCCTTACCCGTCGTAGCCAAAAGATTTGCAAACAAATCTGGTTTTATTTTACCTTGATATTCGGCAACCTGCTCCATTGTTTCGAGCTTAAAAATGTGAAAAGTTGAACTATCTTTGCCATCCCCGCGAGCAACGTCAGCGGCTAGGAGATAAGTAAATTCCGGACTGTATTCTTCCCAAATCCACAAATTTCGATCGAATCCTGTTTTATGTTTTGGTTCTTGTAAGTTGCTTTCAATAAATTTCAAATCATCTGGGTGGATGACTGTTTCGCCAGAACTATTAAACTCGCATTCCAACTCTTGTGCAATTTGCCTCCGAGACATGTTCTTCGTCTCTTTAACAAACCACTCTTCATCGCGCTCAGGGTGGACCTCCCACGGCAGCGTTGTTGGAAAAAAGTCATTGTCCTGTTGTTCGGCAGCAACAAAGTTCTTATGAAACCAGTTTCCTACCCCATTGGGCGTAGACAGTGCGATACAGCGGCCGCCGGTAGACAGAGTGGGATAAAGTGCAGTCCAAATCTCCGCTAAGTTTTCAACATGCGCGGCCTCGTCGATTACTAGCAACGACAGAGCTTCTGAACGGCCGGCATCAGCGCTTGTAGAAGATGCTTTAATTTGCGAACCATTTGAGAGTTCGAAAGATGTGCGATTGTCAACAGAAATGGATGCTATTTGCACCCATTCCGGAAGGCTCTTGATCATCCTCTTCACCTTCTTAACAAGGTTGGCTGCAGTAGCGAACTTGGTCGCCATGACAAGGATGTTTTTATCTTTATGAAAAAGCATCATCCAAACGACATATGCTGCCGTAATTTCAGAAATGCCAATTTGGCGTGCTTTTAAAATGATATTGAAACGGTAATCTTGGTACGATTCCAAGAGACCAGTTTGATAACTGAAAGTTTTAAAAGGTATTGTCCCTTTTATTGGGTGGGCGATTGTTATGAATGAATTGATGAAATAGTTGGGGTCTTTACCGCAGCGGACAATTTCCTTGACCATTTGCTTTTTGTTTAGTTGATAGCTCATGCATTACAATTCTATCTTAAATCATAGCCCCTTAATCGTTTTTAGCGTTTTGAGCTTTCTTCGTGCCTGAATACTTAGTGTTCCCAAGCATACCAGTTCCGGTGGCCCGCTTGAGATTGCCATTTGTCCCTAGCCACTTTTTAATAGCGTCGTCAACAGTATCTTCACTGCCTTGCTCGATCGCCTCGACGTCGCCTAAACCGCCGATCTTGTAGTCACAAGTGGCCGTTACAAAGCAACGAATACGAGAAGTTTCCTGAACTAAAACGTCGTGATTATCTGTCTTTGTCAAAGAGAGTTTCTTGCCGGTGAGTCTTTTGAACTCTTCTTTAATGAACTTGGCTGCCTTTCCGATTGTTTGCAGAACCTCGGACTCAAAACCGTTGGAATACACGTCTCTTAGAGTAACGTCACTTTGATAGCTTATTTTTAATATATCGCCGCTAAAACGTACCTTGAAACCATCAATCAATCTTGTGTCGTTAACAAGGTGGCCTTCCTCTCGGGAAAGACCAAGCT